ATAATCATCAGCTCGGGCTTCATGCTTATTAATTGCTTCTAATACCGTGTCATAACATTCTACATCTATTTTGCCATAAGCAATGCTATAACAATTGCAGTATTTGCTAAAATCCATATTTGCTTGATTGCTTGATTGCTTGATTGCTTGTTTGCTTGTTTGCTTGTTTGCTTGTACTTGTGTTTGTAATTGATTGTGATTGATTTATTTTTTATATTCAATTTTTTATTACGGAATATTTTGGATAAAATAATCCATATTTTAATCAATATAGTAACAGTATTTATTTATTCCAGGGAAAATAGATATGTCAAAAATCAATATACCTACTTGCACCTTGCCCGAGCAAGAATGCGATGTTTTGTTCCAATCAGTTGTAGACAAACTCAATATACAGAACCCCCGGTTTCATTATCCTATTTACAATAAGATTATTGATAACGCTAGTGATTCTAGAGGATTGGTTTTTGATAGTAAATTCAAAGTGCGCGAGATTCTTTCTAAGGTGCTAGATATTGATAGTGATGACTATGAAACCGATGCAGATGATGATGTAGTTGAATCTGCAAATGCTCTACAAAATAAATCTGAATTTACTTTTAATCTAGGGGATACAGCTTTACAACAAGAGTCTTCAACAGATAGTGCAGGCATTCTAGAAGATGAAACGCTAGAAGAAGTTCTCAATACCGACCAAGATGTAGAACTAGTTAAAGCATCTAATCCTGAAATTCTAGATGATAATGCTACCAGCGACGACGGAGATGATGACCGTGAGATTGATGAAGCCATTAATAACGTTTTCACTGCTAATGCCCGTGTGGAACGAGTTAATAAACAAACTGGCGAGAAATCCATAAAAGAAGAAAAAATTCATATTAAAAAAAGCCCGTTGCTAGAACCATTGAAAGTACTTAAGGATGAATTCTTAATTCCCGCCAGATTGAAAAATCAATCTCTAGCAGATGAAACATTACAACGCACCCATACAAAGCTTGATTCCTATAATAATTCTGCGCACGTAGAAGCCCTTTTTCTCTATCTAGGAAATAAGTTAGTGGAATCTGGAAAATGTCCTAGCTTCCCCTATTATTATGGTTGTATTAACGGTGAAGATCCTAATTATCATCATGATATAACAGATGAGTATGATATGGTATCCCGCACCAAGTGGTTTCGGCAGCGTGTTAAAACGGATTTTGATTTACTGATTCTAGAGGGAGATGAAATGGATGAAGCCGAAAAGGAAATGGTAAATAGAATGCATCGACCCCAAAGCCATCATCGTTTTCAAGAAGGTGGTGATTCTCCAGATAGTGATAACCGTGATAGCTGTGATGAAGACGATACAAATAGTGGTAATGAAGACGATGATTTTAAGGCTTATAAGAAATATATTAGCAAAAGCCTAGGACTAGATGATTCTGATGGGGAAAATGATGGGGTAGGCGATGGTGAAGAAGATAGAGAGAGAATTAGAGAAGTTGGAGAAGTTGATGACGATGAAGAAGAAGAAGATATTGAAAAAGCATTGGATTTCCTAGATAAGAATGGTAGTGTGAGTGATAATAATGAATTAGAAAATACTGAATCTAAGGATGCTGAAACCAGAGGTATAGAAACTATAAATACAGAAAAGGGTGGTGATATTATTCCCATAGATGAAATTGATTCCACATTAAATAATATCCTTACCGATATGGAAGATAGAACAAATACTGGCCTTATGGATAATACTGATTTCATTAAGAATATAGATGAGCTAGATTTAGATGTACAAATAGATAATGAAAATACTAGCCAAACCGAAAGCTCAGTAACACAACAACAAGTAATAGTTTCAGAAGATAATTTAGATGATGATTTAATAGAAGTTCTTAGCGATATAGATAAAGACGCGTTGACTATGTCAGATTTCGAAGATAACTCTGCTAATAATCAATACTACTTAAAATGCGCACAGATACCAGTTAATCTTTGTATGATGGAGAAACTAGACCAGACTTTAGATGACTTGCTAGATGATGACTATAATATGTCAGAAGTGGAATGGTTTTCTGTATTCTTTCAAGTTGCATTTGGATTAGCGACCGCCCAGAAGTATTTTAATTTTGTGCATAATGACCTGCATTCTAGCAATGTTATGTTCAAAGCTACTGAACTACGGAACTTGTTCTTCCAGATAGGAAACACATATTACCGAGTTCCTACCTTTGGTAAGATTACTAAGATAATAGATTTTGCACGTGGGACATTCAAACTAGGCGACCGCTGGGTTTTCTCTGACCAGTTCAAAGAAGATGGAGATGCATGGGGACAATATGATTATCCCAGCGATGGTTCTCTAGCTAATTGCGAACATAAACCCAATTCGTCTTTTGATTTAGTTCGGCTAGGTACAACTGTTATTCAAAGATTGGATAATGTTCCAAATGTCCGTCATTTTGTTGAAGAGATAACTAAAGATGATTACGATAATTCCCTTTGTTATGAAGAGGATACATTCCAATTATATATAGATATAGCACATAATGCACATAATGCTGTACCAATTGAAGTTCTAGGCCGACCGGAATTTGAAAGTTTTAAAGTATCTAGAGATCGTGTTCCAAAAGGGGCTTATGTTTTTAAGTATTAGTAGTTAGGTTCATATCTTTTTTGTATATTTCAAGTTAATGTAATTTATTTTATTCATATTCATATTTAAAATATATCTAGTTATATAGTAGAATTAATAAGAAATATATGAAAACAAGAATCAATATTAAGTCATTTAGAAATACTAAATCACCACAAAGCAAGAAAACAAGGATACAAAAGAAATCAAGGAAACAAGTAAAAGCACAAAAGCAGAAAAAACATTCATTTTATATTGTTCGATGTAATAATGGGCTAGATACAACAATATTATCTGGATATCTTGAATTGCTAGGGCTTGTTCCAGATTATAAAGCTATGAATTACGTAGAACAACAATATAAATTAATAGCAGCTAAAAATAAATTATCTAAAAAGCAATTTTGTGATAGTTATGATAAGCATTTACTAGTAAAAGTACCACCAGGCCTAGTTACTGCAGACGTTTTTTTTTATCATATTAATTCTACACTTCTAGATAAACCATTTTATAAGTATGATACATTTCTGTCTAATGTAATTAATATAGATTATTCTAATCTAGATAAGGGTCATTTATTTTTAAATATTGTTAAATATAATTCTAGAAGCAAATCAACTTTAAAGTACTTTATTGATACATTTACGTTTTCAAGAAAAGAACAATTTGAGTTTCCAGGTAATTATATTTTAAGACCGATATCTGGATTTGGTGGTAGTGGAATCCTATATGTACATAATTCCAAAGATTTAGATAAGGCTATTGCATACTATGCAGCTCAAAAAGATAGTAAAGGTAAATTTAAATATAACACTAGAGATATAATTGTTTCCAAAATAATAACAGATTTATTATTATTCAAAGGGCGTAAATTTCATTTACGAATGTATTATATGGTAGCTATTCTAGAGGGTGAAGTTAGTTGCTTTCTTCTAGATTTTGGAAAAATTATAACTGCCAAAGAACCATATAATCTAGATATACCATTTAGAAAGGAAGTGCATGATACCCATCTAGGTTCGACAGATGATGATTATTTCTTTCCATCTGACCTAACACTGAAAAATATAAGTAGTTTAAGAAAAGATAATTATAGTGAGAATGAATTTGATACTAATACTATTTTAAAAGGTATTAGAGAGATTGGAAAAGGAATAAGTAATATATTCGTTGGTCTTAGTAAAGGTAATCCAAATTCATTACTTTATGAAAATCAACAGAATGGATACCATATTTATGGATTAGATATATTGGTTAGAGATAATCTAGAGCCGGTGCTGGTAGAATGTAATAATCAACCCGGTTTTACTTCAATTGATAATAAAAACTTATCTGATATATTATATAGATGGATTAATGAAACTGTACTAGAGCCATTATTTAAATATCCTGGAAAAGCTACTTCTAATGCTAGAAAACATAAAACATATATTTTAATATGATTTGCCTTTCTTTTCAAGTTTTATATCTAGCTGATATTTATTGTAAAAAGCGCTAGCAATGATACTATATATCTAACCATATATTAAATACATTATGAAGACAATAATAAAGAGAAAACTAATAAAACATACTAAAACTTATAAAAGTACAATCACCAAAACAAAAATAAAACAACATTCATTTTATATATAGATATAGCACACAATGCACATAATGCGGTACCTATTGAAGTTCTAGGCCGACCGGAATTTGAAAGTTTTAAAGTATCTAGAGATCGTGTTCCAAAGGGGGCTTATGTTTTTAAATATTAGCAATAGTTACAGTATCCATTTTTAACAACACATAATGAGCATATTCTTAAATAAATGTATTGTATTGTAAAATTACATATTTTATGGACACAAATTACTATCTAGAAAAAAAATATATATCCGTTAAGTGCCTATCCTTTAACCGGTTTTGAATTTTTAAAAAAATCCAAAACGGTTATGCGGATAGCGGTGAAAACTAAAGTTTTCCACCTTTATTGCATCCCTAATTTATGGCGTTAAACGCCAATAACCGTTTAAGGGATAGGTATTAAAGTGAGATCACTAAACATATGCTTCCAATGTCGTGGAATTAGACTTTGTTTTTTCAGTTAGGATTTGCTTTGATTGCTCATCTCTCTGCTTACGTTTTTCAATTTTACGCTTAAGATTTACACAGCTTTTCTTAGCTCTTTCAATGCCTTCTTGCGCATTAACAATTCTCTTATCAATCATAAAACTCATATATAGTTCCGAAGTCACATCCGGTGACATGTCGTGTTCGAACTTTACAAACTTAGCCATGCTCGCACGCATTTGTTCAATAAATTCTTGTTCACGCACCAAGAAATATTCTAGTTCATTCGTAGTCCAGTCAAACTCATTACTAGCATCTGAATCATTAGCATCTGAATCATTTGGTTCAGCTGTAATTAGTTCCGTACCAAGTTCTTTCTTAGTAGAAGGATCATGAATGGTTGTAGATACAAATGACGCCATTGCTGGACAAAATAAAATAACTACTGGCATTAAAATATTACATTTTCAATTTTTATCTGTTTTTGCTTAAATTTATAATTTATGGGTATAAAATACTATAAAATAGACATGGATAATAAAAAAATGCAAGCACACATTTAATATTCAGTGTGCAATAGAAACATAATTACTATGTTATCGTCTAATAAAGTCTAATAAAGTTCAATAAAGGAAGACAGAGCAAAAGTTATGCGTCTGTTGGTTTCTTTGTGGCAAACAATCACACACTTGTCATACCACAACAATACTATTGGATTAGATACCGTGGTATTTTGACCTGTACACAATGCAGAGATTACTTCTTCACGATGTGCGGGTGAGATATCAAGCACACACAAGTTAGTACCACGTGCAAATATATAGGTAAAGTTCGAATAGAGAGTATTTACTTGAAAATGCGGTTTCATCTGCATCTCCTTTTGAATTAGTGCTCGCACCTTTGCCCGCATTGGCTCTGTAGCTGGATTCAACTGGTGCAGGCATAGCATCTGCTTCTGTTGCCGCTTTTGCAAACGTAAAATCTTATAATGCGGTTGCAGATCTTGCGCTTGCAAAATTTGCTTCTGCCGCTCTTGCAATAGCAAAATCTGCTGATACTGCTTCTGAGAGCACGAAAGCTTCTGTTGTTCTTGAAGCTGTTGTTGCACCTGAAGCTTCTGTTGCGCTCGAAGCTGCCGTTGTTCTTGTTTCTCTTGTTTCTCCTGCTTGCGTTTCAGCTGATGCTTCTTCATTAGAATCTGTTTACGCTTCCGCTGCTGTGAGCGTTGCTGTGTCCGCTTCAAAATCCTCATTGTAATGTTGACAAGGAAAAATAATTATTCATATTAAAATATGACTTTGTCAATTTTTGTTTGTTTGTGTATATTTTTGCCAAAATTTTATAGATATATCTAAATATCTAAATATATAGTAGAATTGATAAGAAAAATATGAAAACAAGAATTAATATTAAAGCATTTAGAAACACTAAATCACTAAAGCATAAGCACACAAGGATACAAAAGAAAAACAAGATACACGATAAAATGCAAAAACAAAAAAAACATCTGTTTTATATTGTTCGATGTAATAATGGATTAGATGATAGAATATTATCTAGACATCTTGAATTGCTAGGGCTCATTCCAGATTCTAAAGCTATGAATTACGTAGAGAAACAATACAAGATACTAGCAGCTAAAAATAAATTATCTAAAAAGCAATTTTGCGGTAGTTATGAAAAGAATTTAATAGTCAAGGTGCCATCAGGCTTGATAGCGGCGGATGTGTTTTTCTACCATATCAATAACCTTAATTTAGATAAACCCCTTTATAAATATTCTAAATTTCTGTGTAATTCACTTGATATTGATTATTCTATGCTAAATAAGAATATATTATATGATAATATTCTTAAATATAATTCTAGAAGCAAATCAACTTTGAAGTACTTTATTGAGACATTTATGTTGTCAAGAAAAGACAAATTTCATTTTCCAGGTAATTATATTTTACGACCGATATATGGATTTGGTGGCAGTGGAATCCTATATGTCCATAATTCTAAAGATTTAGACAAGGCTATAAAATATTATGATACTCATAAGGATTATCGTAATCGTATATATTCACACCAAGAAATAACTGTTGCCAAAATAATAACAGATTTGTTGTTATTTAAAAGGCGTAAATTCCATTTACGAATGTATTATATGGTAGCTATTCTAGAGGGTGAAGTTAGTTGTTTTCTTCTAGATTTTGGAAAAATTATAACTGCCAAAGACTCATATAATCTAGATATACCATTTAAGAAGGAAGTACATGATACACATCTAGGTTCGACAGATGACGATTATTTCTTTCCATCTGACCTTACATTGAAAAATATAAGTAGTTTAGAAAAAGATAGTTATAGTCAGGCTGACTTTGATACTAATACTATTTCAGAAGGTATTAGAGAGATTGCAAAAGGAATAAGTAATATAGTGGTAGGTACTAGTAAAGGTAAACAAAAATCATTACTTTTTGAAAATCAACAGAATGGATATTATATTTATGGTTTGGATATATTAGTTAAAGATAATCTAGAACCGGTACTGGTAGAATGTAATAATCAAGTCGGCTTTAGTTTTCATACAGAGGAAAATAGGAAGGAATTATCAGAAATAATATATGGATGGGTAAATGAAACTATTCTAGAACCATTATTTAATTATCCCGGTAAAGCTACTTCTAAT